AAGTAGAGACAAATGAAAAAGGCGTTGACCTTATTAAATCAATGGAAGGATTTAGCCCTTCTGTTTATCGCTGTCCCGCTGATATATTTACTATCGGCTACGGCTCTCTGCATGGTCTTGATGGCGATAGGCTTGACCGCGATCATAGGGACATTACCCATAACGAGGGGACAACGTTACTTAAAAGAGACCTACGGAAAACTGAATATTTCGTTGCGAAGCTGGTTGGGGTTCCTCTGACCATTAATCAGTTCTCCGCGCTCGTCAGCCTGGTATTCAATATCGGGTCTGGTAATTTCCAGAACAGCACCCTCAGAATGAAACTCAACAGGCGTGATTATCAGGGTTGTGCGGATAACTTCTGGCAATGGCGCAGGGGCGGAGGCAGGATTCTTCCGGGTCTGGTGAGAAGGCGCGAACTGGAGAAACAGTTATTTTTATCCTGAACACGGCGTGTACATTTTTTGTACACAGTTTCTAACTGTATCTGACAGGAAATCCTGGTATTCTGCCGTTTTTTACTATATCTGACAGTGGGGACATACGTCCCGAACGATGTGCGCTACCAGACTGCGCCACTCCCCGACTCCTTGATTTTAAAGGGTTTTTCCGGTTCTCCTTATTTTCTCCAATGTACACGGTGTGTACAAAAACGAGCCTAAATCCTCTGCCTGTTTGACCAGATTCTCTGGTCTTCCATGACGATAAACCCGCTTGACGGTTTCAAAGGAGGTTTCGGTAAACTCTGAAATCTCCTCTATCCCCCAGCCTTTCTGTGCAAGCCATGTTATCGCGGTATGTTTTAAAACATGAGGACTGCACCAGGGTACACCGGCACGGTCGGCAGTTTTTTGAAAAGCTGTCTTGATCGACTTCACTGGCTTCCCATTCCACTCGATTACATAGTCTGTTGTCGCCATAAGGTGGGCCTCTCTCAGGGCCGTGATTAACTCTCTGGTAATGGGAACAACGGATCGTTTCTTGTTGGTTATAAACATTTCGGGGTTGTGGAAATCAATCACCCCTGCGTCCATATCAACACGGTCCCATTCAAGATCGAGAATTGCACCCTTTCTGGCTCCAGTGGTCATGGCAATTAAGATAAAAAGTTTTATATGAGGGCGGTGCGCCGCTCTTAATAAATTTATTCCCTGTTCCTGAGTGAGGAATTTATCCCTTGGCGAGGGCCTGGGAGGCAGTTCAACGTGCGGCGCTTTTTCTATCCAGCCCCTTTTCTCGGCCAGCTTTAAAGCGGCCCTCAATTCCTCCAGTTGCCGTCTGTTGTTCTTACAGAGTCGTACATGGTCTTCCACTTGTTCGGGGTACTTATTGCCCCAATATTTCTTCAGGGCCATAGCGTGGTCCCTGAGGGCTTCAGGACGGGCAACGTAGGGCGATCTTGCCCTGACCCGTGCGTCCAGAAGCTCGCCGATTGTCTTCCCGGCGGGTGATTCCAGTGCGGCCTTGAAGTTACTTAAAAATTCTTCCGCCGCTTTTCTGTCTGGAGTATGTGTAGAAATCCTGCGTGTTGTGCCGCGCTCCGTGATTCTGACATACCAGTTTCGTCGTCCGGGTTCTTTAATAAGGCGCGGTCCTTGTGGCATTCGGTTTTCTTTTTAAATTCTTCCAGGTGTTCAGGCCAAACTCTATAATGCCCATTGAGAGGTTTGCAAGCGTTCAACTGACCCGTAGAAATCAAATGATAAACGGTCTGGCGTGAATAGCCCAGTTTTTCACAAACCTGTGGAATGGTAAACGCCATTATCCCCTCAGATATTTTAGTAACTGCATGGCCAGTCGCCAGGCTGCGCCGGTACTTATTTGTTCGTGGAAAAGCTCCTTATTATCCTTGTGTAAAATCAAAAACAACTCGCCTTCAACCTCTCTGAAATTCGGGTAGATCATGCGACTAAATCCTGTTGAACTGGCTTCACATTCCAATCGACGGGACACTGGCTTGAGTCAATTTGCCTTGCCAGATATTCGGCCACAGGCAGGGATTCAGGCGTTGATTTGGTAACATCCATGTTTTGTTGTTGGCATATACTAGTGCTATCGGCTGACGCAAATGGCCAACGCTTCCCACCCACACTTAACCCTCTCATCATATGGCACCAAGGCAACGGCCCATTTTTCGCCAAGGCATTGAACGCCATATCAATCCGTCTCTCCCAACGATCAGACCCAATTTGCCAATACTCACCGCTGGAACCAAAAGCCAGTTTGCCAAATCCTAAATCTGAAAGTTTGAGAAGGTGGTCGATGGATTCCGATAGATGCCAGACAACAGCCGCGCAGTCTTCACGGTGGGGCCATTCCTTGATTAAGGCTAGATTATCTTCTTCTTCCCCATCAATGACATCAGGGACTACAGCCCAATTAGGATGACCAATATATCCCTCCACCCAACTATAATATTTATTCCAATCAACTTCTATGTTTTGGGTAAACATACTAAAGGCTCCATTATCAAACATAACAGACTGGCTTATATGCTTGGCCTGTCGTGCCAGCTTTGGGTACATAAAAGAAACACAAAGATGCTTCCCTGCCATGCCCCAAAATTGATGGTCTGTCCAATTGCCTCCATGATAATGAATCACGTTTCGCATACCACTTTGACGCCGCTATGATAACCCACGGTCTTTACCCGCGCCGGGATTTCTCTCGAAAGAGCCAGTGTGATATTCTCCTGGAAGTCCTTGTGATTGATTGTTTCCACGGCCATTAAAATATCTTCGACAGGGATGACCTTTGTCGAGGTTATTTCTACCTCATATAAGTCAGCCAGATTATCCACTGGGCAACTGGAGTACATTTCCAAACTATATTTTACCAACATTGGCAAGCCTCCATACAATCAAAGCACCAATCATTTTTGCAACGGTCATCAAGACAACCCCAGTTAGGCTAAAGTGTCCGATCATTCCAAGAAACACCGCACTATCCAATGGTGTAGAAACCGCACTTGAAATCAGAACCCGCTCTGCGAAAGGCTTCTTAGTCCATGTGTAGACACCCCAATCTGCAAACTCAGATACCAGGAACGCCGCCAAGGATGCGACGGCTACAAAAGGGGACGCCATAATATAAGACAAGGCAGCGGCAACCAGCATGGCTATGATGACTTTGTGCTGAATTTCACGCTGGGCAAAATCCCTAGCTACAAAAATCAACCCGACAACGAGAGACATTGGTGGAAACATCTCGCCCAAAATTGGGATTAGAGGAACAACTGTGAATCCCCAGTTGACCAAAACAATTAAAACAATGTAACCAAGTGTAAATTTGTAATTTCTCAATGTCCCAACTCCGAATTTAATTTGACCGCCTCGTTAAATGTAAGACAGCGCATTTCCCTTACTGATATGAATTTCTTTCCCAAGTATCCCTTAACGGCGGCGGCTATCTGCTTAAAGTCCGAGTTGATTCTTTCATGACATATTTCCTTGTCACTATAACTTTGTGTCCATTGCAGCCAGCCCTCTGCTGGGGTATTGGTGGTCATAACCAGAACAGTAATGAAGAAGATTTTAATCATCAGAAAATGACCAGCGCGAAATATGTAATGGTGAAAAACAAAAACACACATGCTCCTTCGAGCAGGGTCTGGATGATTCTGCCCCGGCGTCTGAATCTTAGTAATAATAAATTGTCAATCATTCCGAAAAGACCTCCGCCAGTAGTTCGTCTTTATCCATCCCAAGCATGACTCCAATGGCCTCCGCCGCCTCGTCCATAAACCTGGAAAATTCCTCATGGGTCATGTTTGAAAACGCGAGTGATTTGGGAATGGGAATCGATTTGCCGTCGATAAATTTGAAATTCTCGAAATATCCCAATCTTACGGTCAGGGCGTAACGGAACATATCCAAAGTCGGGTAGTATTCCTGATTGTCGAAAGCCCTGTTAAGGAGCGCGAAAAACAGACGGTGTTGCTTGACTGATCTTCTCCGGGGGTCTTTCACGTCAACTGTCACAATCTCACCTGATCCGATTTTGCCTAAGACCTTAAAGGCGGTTTCAGAGTCGGGCTTGAGACCGCCGAAGTCTTTTCTCATCAAGACTTCAACCATGCCCAGGCTCTTCTTCACCTGTTATTAGATATTCAGGAGTGGTGCCACATAGCTTTGCAATAGTTTCAATGCGGTTTTGTTTTGGATAGCTACGACCTTTTTCCCAATCTACTATTGACGGTTGACCAACACCAAGTTCGCTGGCAAGAAATTGTTGAGTGTGGCGGCTTCTCTTTCTTACCCGGCTAAGACGATCACCAAAACCTACCGAATGATGGAACCATTTTAGCCGTTTCATTCCAGTAGGTAACTGAACATTTACACCATCATCACTGGTAATGCTGATTGAGGTTTTGCCTTCCTCAATAGTTATTACGATCTGGCTCATTGAATCCCCCTTACATAAATGTCGGCGTTTGCCCAGGCCTGTCCGGCATTATCGAAGCGGTTAAAAATATCCCACAGACCTTCGGTGATTTCCCTGGGGTTGAGACCTTTGGACTCCCACCAAAGCTCCTCACCACGACTATGTTGCTCTGCATGGCACGGCTGACAGAGACTCAAACAATGCTCGTCAGAAGGTTTTATTCCGGTTCCACAAGGCGCGATGTAACGGACATGGGCGGCTTGAATGTTTTGATTTGTCTTGCACACGACGCAAGGCAGCGTCCGAATGTATTTCAGATATTTCGGCATTCGTTTAAACTCTGCCTTGCGTATCATGTTCATTAAAATGGAATCTCATCGTCAAGCTCGTTAGAAACGTCCGCATGAATTCCGGCGTCTGGCTGCATGGGTTGTCTATCGTCGTAAATGTCGGACATTCTCAGGCTTTGAAATTTTCCTTTGGTGCCGGTTTTCGTCCATGCTCCAAGCTCCAGCTTTTCGCCCGCTTTAATATCCCTGTGCGCGATAATGTATCCGGTAGCGTCGGGATGATTATCGGCGTTTTTGTATTGGTTTTTGAAAAGCGACCCGTCGCCGGGTTTAGGTTCGTAAGTCATTTTTATTTCTCCAGTTTTTCTAAAGCAGTTAATTTGTCTTCAAATTCTCCGATAAAATCAGCAACCATTGTCCTGATCTCATCAAGCCTTTCATCGTCACATTCAAACCGCTTGACGAACAGTTTCAGGTTTTCAGGCATGCGTGGGTCGTAAGAAACGAAGTCGCACCACTTCCTCCCCGTGCATTCCATTTGCCACAACATCTGGGTTTCATATTTCCGTGGGATTTTCTGGTCCAGCAGTGTCTGGATGTGCGTTCCCGTATTTGGGCATTTGATCTCTATTAAGCCGTCGTCTCCCACCAACCCGTCCGGGCTTGCGCCGCTTTCGAGCTTCTGGTGTTTGACAAATCCGATTTCCTGCACCCCTTCATTTTCATAAAATTCATAAGCCGTGCGGGCTTCGTCTTCGTGGTCTGTCCCCCACTGCATTGCAGAATTGGTATAACTGTCTGCGACCTCGCCAGTCAGTCGTTCGGCTATTAACTGCGCCATGTAATTAGCGCGGCTAGCGCCCCAGCCTGATTTTGTCTTAGCTATAACGTCGGAGACGCGGGAGGCCGTGACCTTGCCACAACGAATCTTAAACCATTCGTCTGATCCTTGTTTGACATTATCCATTTTTACGGGCCTTCTTCTGTGCCGCTATTGTCTTTAGAGACGTTTTGCAATCCTCAAATTGTTCTGCTGGCATTTCCGCGACAGAGGAGATTTTGTGATGGTCACAAAATTTTATTGTTTCGGCTTTTGTGTCCTCAATTAATTTAAGGATCTGTTTTTTCTGTTTGGCGTTTATAAAGATTTCTGTTGGTACGTTTTTATTTGTTTTAATGGGGACAACCTTTTGCCCTCCATCCCCGTCATCATCCACATTAAGATCACTGTCCTGATCCGAAATCACCAACCCTAATGCGGAAACTAACGTGTAACGCTGAAGGTAGCTGGTAGTTGATCCTATGGCCTGGATGGAATTTTTCTTGCCAGAATTGTCAGGACCACCCGCTAATTTTGTTCTCTGCTCATGTCCGTCAACATGGCTGATAACACAAGTGACGTGAACAATGCCGTCTACGAAATCCGTATCCCAGCTATAGTGAAGATTACACTTATCTAAGACGGGTTTTATTGTTCTGGCTATGTTATCAAGGCTGGCGAAAAAGTATCCAAACCCCTCCTTGTTTTTAACCACAGTTTTGACTTCATCCATAAACTTTTGGCGGGCGTGATTGAAATTGGCTTTCGCTTGTTTTTCCTCCCACTTCTCCTGAAGTTCCATGAGTTGTGCGAGCTGGCTTAAATCACCGCCCTTGGTTATAATGGTGTTAATTAAATCAACAGGCGTCGGGTTGCTTTTTGGTTGCGCAATCGCAATATCTTTTCTTGCAGGCATTATTCTTCTCCCACTTTTTCATTGATGTCTTCAATCGCGCCATTGATGTCTTCAATCGCGCCATTTATTGATCCCTCGATTTCTTGACATTCATTTTGGAATTCAACGTCTGCGCCCAAATATTCTGCGTAGCGAAGTAAACTTATCAATTTTTCAAGAACGGGGAGGGCCGCTGCCATTTCGGCCTGGGCCTCAATGAGATCATCCCGCGCACCGTCAGTGAGGCCTGGGTCTCGTCTGGTAGGTATTGTCAAATCAAGCATTGTGGTTCTCCTTTCCACCATATTAGATGTAACATATAGACTAAATAAGTTTATGTCAACCAAATTGGCGTATCACTATCCTGTGGCTAAATAAAACAATTTGGTTTAAACTTAGAATGTTGTGAATAAAATTGCTCATTTCCGAAAAAAAGCGGGGTTGTCTCAGGTGAAACTCGCTGAACTCGCTGGCACGTCTGGACAGCAAGTCGGACGACTAGAATTGGGGGTCCGAAAATTAAACGTCGAGTGGGCTGAGAGGTTCGCGCCGCACCTAGGATGTTTGGCCGTCGAGCTTCTTTTCGAGGATGTTGAAATAACCAAGGGCAGCTTGACCTCGGTTAAGTGCGTCGGGTTCGTCCAGGCTGGCGATTGGCGCGAGGCGGTAGAACTCCCGGAAGACGAGCAATATGCGGTGAATGTGCCGCCTGATAGGAGATTCAGGGAGATTGAAGTCTTCGCCCTCGAAATACGCGGCGACAGCATGAACCTTCGTTACGCGGATAAATCGCTGTTAATATGTTCCCGCTACGATCCAGTAAACGACCGGCTCCCCGTCGGTAAACGTGTCATAGTCCAAAGGCGATCTGAACTGGGATTGATCGAGGCGACCTGTAAGGAACTGATCATAGACGACGAAGGGAAGGGGTGGCTGAAACCTGAATCAAACAATCCTGCACACTCATCTATAAGATTCACTCAAAATGATGACGGCGAAGACGATACCCAAATAATCGCTGTCGTGCTGGCGTCATACCAACCAGAATAGAAATAATACACCATATAGGTTGACATACTACTAGCTTCTGGTTTATGAAGTTAGTATGCAACTTTCCAAATACCTAGAGAAAAACGAAATGACCGTAGCCGAAGCTGCGCGGGATTTCGGTGTAATAGACCAGACCATGAGGCATTGGGCGATGGGACGGAGAACTCCGCGTCCAAAGGCCATGCGCCAGATCATGGAATGGTCACGCGGATATGTAACGCCTCTCGACTTCCTGGATGGAGAGCCGAAATGAGTAACCTGGATTTGTTTGAGAGATACCCAACCGTTCCAGGTCATCGTGGAATTGATACCTCTATTCATGCGGCGGAGAGTATAAAGCCGAAAAGCAAAATTCTCCGCCAGACGGTATTAGACGCCCTCTTAGATTACGGCCCTATGTCAACCCTCGAAATCTGCCTGGTTACAGACGAGCAGTACGCCAACATCCAGCCTAGAACCTCGGAGTTAAAAGCCAAAGGAAAGATTGAGGACACGGGAACCCGGCGGAAAACACCTTCTGGAAAACCGGGGATCGTGTGGGGGTTGGTCTAGTGTGTTTCAGGTCCTGGATCTTTTCAGTGGCATTGGCGGCTTTTCTTTGGGGCTGGAAAGAACGGGCGGTTTCAAGACTGTTGCGTTTTGCGAGATCGAGGAATTCCCCAGAAGGATTCTTAAGAAGCATTGGCCTGACGTTCCCATATACACGGACGTTAGAGAGTTAAATGCCCAGCGGCTCGCAGACGATGGAATTATTCCCGACATCCTTACTGGGGGATTCCCCTGTCAGGACATCTCCACTGCGGGAAAACAGGGCGGCATCGAAGCCCAGAGATCAGGACTCTGGGATGAACTCTGCCGACTTATTGGGGACATACGACCGCGCTTCGCAATCGTGGAGAACGTCTCAAACCTGCTTTCTGGCCCAAGTGAACAACGAGGGGGATGGTTTGGCAAGGTTCTCGGAGACTTGGCCGAAATCGGGTTTGATGCGGAATGGGAAATCATATCGGCGAAAGATGTTGGATGCCCCCACCTTAGAGAGCGGGTCTGGATTGTGGCAAACTCCCAACGCCAACGAGGACCGGGCAGAGTGCTATACGATCGAGACAAGCTATCGTCACAAGCAGGAAGGTCGGCAGATACATTTGGCCCAGGAGGTGCGGGACAGACGATTGTGGCCGACACCGACAGCAGCATACGGGCAGGGATCAACTGGCGGCAAGAACCGCTCGAGCGATCTCCGAAACCAGGTTACTGGACAGTTAAATCCATCCTGGGTCGAGACTTACTTGATGGGTTACCCAATTGGATGGTCGAGCCTGACATCTCCAGAGTCGGAGTCGGAATCCCCGATAGACCCGCCCGTCTCAAAGCAATCGGAAATGCAATCGTGCCTCAAATCGCAACCCTTATCGGGCAAGCAATTTTAAATGTCGAAATACAGAAACATTAAAACTGAGGTGGACGGGATCGTGTTCGATTCCAAAGCTGAAGCCCGTCGGTATGCAGAATTAAATCTGCTTGAAAAAGCCAATGAGATTTCTGATCTGAGATTACAGACTGAATTCGACTGTGTAGTGAACGGCCAGAAAATCTGCACATACAGGGCGGATTTTGACTACTGGATCAGGGATGAGGAGTTTTCGCCCGACGACAAATACATTGTTGAAGACGTAAAGGGGTTCAGGACTCAGGTCTACAGGCTCAAGAAGAAACTTGTGGAGGCTCTCCACGGAGTTGAAATCCGCGAGGTGAGAGCATGAACTGCCCCAAATGTGAAGGTGCCGCAATGATTCCGGGTCGGCTTCTGGCCTTTGCCTCAACGGAAACGAACCCAAATCAATTATACCCCTGCGACTATGAAGGCTGTCACGCTGGTCATACGCATTGCTGCGACGGTCTCGAAGAGGACGAGTGGACTCTTGAATACCGATGGGTAGGTCACAACGAGGAAATCCCCGAAGGGTTCAAGTTGGCCAATGAAAAGAAGAGTCATCATACGAGACATTCCAGACTGGTGGTGAAGGAATATTTATGAAGTGGTCAAAGGAAATGGAATCCAGGCTGGTATCCCTCTGGAAGTCCGGTCTGACCTTCAGGGAGATTGGCAACAAAATCGGAATGAACCGCTGCATGGTTGCGGGCAAGCTCTCCCGCATGGGCATGAGAAGGAAATTAAAAAGTTCATGGGAGGTGCCGGTACGACCTTATGAAAAAAAAGGCGACTGGGAAAAAAGGGGGGATTTTAAATTCTGCCAGTGGCTGGAAGATGAATTCTGTCACGCCCCGATTAGTTTAAACCGGAGTTTTGCATTTTGTGATGAACATATAAAAAAAGTTATGAGGCAGGGAGGAAACAATGACAATCTTCAGTGAGAAGGACGCGGCAAATTATTTTGGGATTAAGTTTAAATATCCACGGGTACACGAGCCGTTGAAATCGGTCAGGCGGGTTGTTCAGCAAGAGTTTAATTTAACGAAAAAACAGATGTGCGGTCGTCAGCGCAACAGAAATATTAGCTGGCCGCGCTTCATAGCCTGGTGGATTTCCACCGAGGTCACATACAGTAGTCTTCCCGAAATCGGCAGGGTTTACAACGTTGACCATACCTCCGTCATGCACGGCGTTAAGCGGGTTAAGGAATGGGAGGATACCAATCCCGAATGGTGGGATAAGGCGCAGGAAATCAGGGGAGAATTTCTGTGAGTACCCTTCCTTACTTTAAATTTTATACGAATGACTGGCTTGTCGATACTGCCACTATAAGCCCCACGGCGAAGGGTTGTTACATTGATATTCTTGCCCATACCTGGAGTAAAAAATCGTTTTTCAGGGACAACGACACGGAGATGGCTCGACTTTTAAGACTTACAAAAGGTCAATGGAAAAAGGTAAAAATAGAACTTGAGCAATATTTTGATCTCAAAAATGGGACGTTTTTTAACAAAAGATTGGCAAAAGAACTGCAGGAAAGTGAGGAAAAAAGAGAAAAAAATAAATTAAACGCGAGTCTGGGTGGGATAGCTAAATCATTGAAAAGAAAAGAAACTGCTGTAGCGAACGGCAAGCGAACGCTAGGAAAAAACTTGCCCATATTAGAGTCAGAGTTAGAGTTAGAGTTAGAAAGAAAAGAAATATATAAAGAAAAATGTTTTGAAGAATTCTGGAATCAGTACCCAAGGAAGGTCTCTAAAAAGGCTTCAGAGAAGGCTTACCTAAAAGCAATTCAAAAATTTACGCCTCAAGAAATTTTACACGGTCTGATGAAATATAATTTTAACCCAGACCCTAAAATGATCCCCCACGCATCAACATGGTTAAACGGAGAACGGTGGAATGACGAACCAACTGACTACGCAACCAACTCAAACCAATCTTCCAACGCAGCGGAAGCGTATAGAGATTTCGTTTCTCGAAGAGAGGCTGTCTCCTGATTTTGATTTTCAGGGATTTAAATTTAACCGCAAGGTGACGATGGCTGAACTTAACAAGGCTCTTGAAGAAATAAAATCGTCGCTGATCCCTGCGAGTGACAAGGAGATAGCTGGAGAACTATTGAAATTAAGATCTCTGACTAAAACCAGAAATGAAGGCAAAAACGACATACGAATAATGATGGAGAGTTACGCGGAGAAATTTAGGGAGTACCCCAGAGATGTCGCTTTGGAAGTTCTAGGAATGGCACCAGGCCGGTATAAATTTTTCCCTTCATGGGCTGAGTTAGAGGAAGAACTTGATTGGCGGTCAGGTTACGCCAAGGAAGCGGTAGCCGCAATCGAGGGAAAGATAATGTCAAGACGTTTGCAAGAATTGAAATGATTGATATTTCAGAACAGTCTTATCTGGCCGAAAGAGGCTAACGCATGAAGGAGGTAATCGGAAACGCCACCCTGTATCTGGGGGATTGTCTTGAGATTATGCCGACGCTAGGCAAGGTCGATGCCGTCGTGACGGACCCGCCTTATCCAGATTGGCTGGCAGATGAATATAAATATTATGATGGAATTCTAGACCCATTCAAAAATATGGAATGTAGGCAATTAATATTTTGGACAACTAAGGAAGTTTTCCCGCTAGAATATACAGCGCGACACGTTTGGGATAAAAAAACCGGCTGCGGTTCCGAATACGAATTTATATTTGAGCGCAACGGCAACGCTAATTTTAAAGTGTTCCGCTACTATTTAATAAATTCAACAGTGGCGGCGTCGTTTACGGGGGATATTTGGACAGGCCATAAAAGCCAAAAGCCAAAAGCTCTAATTGAAAATTGCATAAAATATATTCAAGGAAAAGCTGTCCTCGACCCATTTATGGGCAGCGGCACCACGGGAGTAGCTTGCGCCAAGTTAGGCCGCAAGTTTATCGGCATTGAGATTGAGCCGAAGTATTTCGATATATCCTGCGAGCGTATTCAAAAGGCTTACGACCAGCCTGATATGTTTGTCGAGCAACCAAAGGCCGTACAGGCAGGGATGGGAATATGATTGATATATCAGAACAGTCCCAGCAAGCCTATCAGTGGGCGACCAGGGAAACATTAAAAAAGGCGCGGCCTGATCCTATTTTAGTATGGGCTGAAAATAAAAAGCTCAATTCAGTCCTGCAGGAGAGTTGCTGGGGGATCAGGAGGGCGGTGAAGTATATCCGCAGCGAGGTTGATTTTCAGACTTTGGATTATTCCACTCTCGATTGTCCAAGGGGCCGGGGAAATACGAACAATGAGAGGGAGCCCAAGGAAGTCAGAAGATATTTAATCTGGTCGAGCGGGGTGCTGGGCCGGCTTGGTTCAAGGGGATTGAACATGATTGTGAATTGTATCGTGGAGGGAGACGAGTGCGACTGGGATTTGTTTTCATCAGCCATCAAGGATTATTAGGTTCGGGCGCTTTCCCATGAGGTGAAATTGTCGGCACTGCTTTGTTTAGCGTTGAATGTCTATTTCGAGGCCAGGGGTGAGCCAACTCTCCTGTCCATGGCCGCGCCCGCTCACGTTGTATTGAATCGGGTAAAAGACGACCGCTACCCGAATGATATTTGCTCCGTGGTGAAACAGGCTAAAACCTGGCGTGGCAATCCAATTAGGAATCAATGCCAGTTCAGTTGGTATTGTGACGGTCTTAGTGACAGACCATTGAATAAACCGGCTTTTGAATTTTCCATGTTGATAGCGAGACTCGTCATGGAAGGGCGTATAGAGGACGTTACCTCCGGCGCTACGCATTACCATGCCGATTACGTCCAGCCAGACTGGAAAATCTATAAAACCTTCACGGCAAAGATAGGCTCGCACCTTTTCTACAGGTGGGAACGCTCCTGAAACCTGTCAATTTTTAAAAGGGGGTTTAAAAAATGATTAAATGGAACGAGATTAAATACGATTTGATTGGTCAAGACCTGGAGAGTTACGAGGGAGAACCCGGATATTGGAAGGCAGACCAGACAACATTGCCGCCTATGGGAATGAGTGTTTTGTTTTATTTCCCGCCTTACAAGCAAGGAGAACAATCGGGCATTTATTACGGGTATTGGATAGACGAAAAAGAATGGAGTGATGATTACCCACCCCATATTATTTGGTATGCGCCGAACCCAGAAGACAAACGATGCGTATATACTGACGTTATGCTTGGCAATCACGTCACTCACTGGGCTGATATTGATCTGCAGGAGAAGTAGATGGACATACTTGATATAATAGCGGTCCTGGTTGACGTATTCCTTCACATACTATGAAAAAGAAGCCGCGTGATCCGTCGTGGAAACTGCGCCATGCTTTGGGTCACAAGGTCGAGCCTGACCTGAAGAAGTACAGGCGGAAGGCCAAGCATAAGAAAAAAGTAACCTGGAATGATTCTAAACTGTTGACAGAAGTTTCAGAATAACATAGTTTCGTGCTTGGACCCGTGCGCCTAAATGGCGGCGGGTTTTTCTATGGAGGTTCGATGTATAGCAGAATTGATGTTGTAGACATACCCCAGGAAGGCGGATCGCTGGCTGAAGCCCGTATTGTAGTCGAGTTTGAAACGACGGAAGAAGCCAGGGACTGGGTTGACGAATTTCTGGTGAAGGGCGTTCTGTTCGTCATGGACGGGCCGGGGCCGGTGATGCACTGATGCTGCTTTCGTTACTGCTTATATTATTGTTGTAGGAGTTGTCATGCCTAAAGGAATTGGAACTTACGGAACCAAGAGGGGGCGGCCCCCCAAGAAATCCAAAAAGTCAGGGAAAAAGATCAAGAAAAAGAAGTAATGTTTGACAGGCAGGAGATTCTTCTCGGAACGATAGTCGTAATATTCTTTGTAGGCGTGTTCTGGTTCTTTTCATAATCTCACTGCGGATACACCACCGATTAGAAATTAGCACGAAGGTATCCAGCATAGATTAAAGAATGGGCAAGAGGTCTAACTTCATAAGGCTCAAGGGGGACTTTTACAGAACACCCAAGAAGGCCGTTGATGTTTTATGCTCACATATAGAAAGAAATTTTACTTACCACGAGCCGTGCGCTGGTGATGGTGCTTTAATCGAGGCGTTAAATTTATACCAGATTCCCTGTGTCTATAAAAATGACATAGAGCCAAAGCATAAAGAGATAAAAAAGCAGGATGCTTTTGACTTGGATAAATGTGCTGGTGATTGTTTTGTTACCAATCCGCCGTGGACAAGAGACTTGCTGCACCCGCTAATAATTCATTTGTCAAACTTGGCACCAACATGGCTGTTATTTGATGCAGACTGGATGCACACAAAACAAGCTGAAGAATACCTAAGCAGGTGTGAAAAAATTATCTCGGTAGGCCGGTTAAAGTGGATTGCTGACAGTGACCATGCAGGGAAAGATAATTGCGCCTGGTATCTGTTCGGCAACCAGCCAGAAGTCGGTACTGTTTTTATTGGTAGGCACTAATGGCTAGAAGATTTGATCTGAAACATGACCCCAAAACGCGGGAGAAAATACAGACAAGTCAGCTTGTTAACAGGTTGAATTCATTTGTATTAAATGGAGTCGATCCGAAAACAAAGAAGCCAATCGAAATGAGCAGGGAACAGATAACAGTTGCGTTGGGTTTATTGAAAAAAACCCTGCCTGATTTATCGAGCGTTGAACTGAAGGGCGACGAAGCCAATCCGTTGAATATGTCGTTTACGGTCAAGTATGCAGACAGTGACTCTTCCGAGAGCGTTTGAGGATCTAAGACAGCCCGCGAGATATAAAGCATATTATGGGGGTCGAGGTTCGGCCAAGTCTCATTCGTTTGCGACAGCCTTATTGATGCGTGGGGGTGAGAAGCCTCTACGGATACTATGCGCCCGTGAAGTTCAGTTAAGTATCAAGGATTCCGTTAAGCAGCTACTGGACGACAAGATAGCAGACTTTGGTATGGAGTCGTTTTATCAATCGTACCAGAGCGAGATACGGGGCAGGAACGGGACTAACTTTATCTTTGCCGGTCTGGGTAAGATGACGGCAGACCAGATAAAGAGTATGGAGGGAATTGATATAGCCTGGGTCGAGGAGGCTCAGACAATTTCGGATAACTCGTTGGAGATACTTATCCCGACGATACGAAAGGACAAGTCGGAGTTGTGGTTCTCATGGAACCCAAGGCATTCGAGCGACCCGATAGACAGGAGATTCAGAGGCGAGGTCGTTCCTGACAACTCGGTTATTAAAAAGGTCAACTACCCGGACAATCCGTTTTTCCCCAGGGAACTGGATAGCGAGCGGGAGTTTGACAGGGACAACAACGCAGAACGCTATGGTCACATCTGGATGGGTGACTATGAGCCAACTGCAATAGGAGCTATATGGGATCGGGCAACCTTGCATTCGGGCAGGACTAAAGAGCCGCCGCTAATGAATAGAATAGTGGTCGCTGTAGACCCGGCGGTGAGTGATACGGACGGCTCAGACGAACATGGAATTATAGTCTGTGGTGTAGGCGAGGACAGCAAGGGTTACGTTCTGGACGACCTATCCAGGCATGGTTCGCCGAAGCAATGGGCGGAACAGACGATAGCGGCTTATGATAAATGGTCTGCGGACGCAATCGTGATAGAGGTTAATCAAGGCGGGGATATGGTTCGGCATACGCTTGAGAGCGTGAGGCCGGGAATACGGATAATCGAGGTGCGGGCTACAAGGGGAAAGCATGTTCGAGCGGAGCCGATCTCGGCTTTGTACCAGTTGGGAAGAATATCACACGCCGGGACGTTCGATAAGTTGGAGGATCAAATGTGCCAGATGACTTCCGCAGGGTATCAGGGTGATGGTTCGCCCGACAGGGTGGACGCTATGGTATGGGCATTTAGCGAGCTATTCCCCAAGCTCAACAGACAGAAACCTAAAGTAGACCACCGCAATAATGCGGGCGGGTCTTGGATGGGATAATGGACGATATTGTAAAAGAAGCTAAAGAGGCATTCGAGACCTGTCAGGAAGCGGAGGAGGAGAACCGCGACAACGCCGAGAGCGATATTAAGTTTGCCCGGATGGGTGACCAATGGGACGAGGCAGACCGTAACAAGCGGAACAGGGAAGGCCGACCCGTTCTGACGATTAACCGTATGCCCGCGTTCATAAGACAGGTGGCTAACGACGCCCGGCTGAATACGCCCAGCATTAAGGTGTTCCCCGTTGATGATACGGCAGACGTAGACTGCGCGGAGATACTCAACGGACTCCTGAGGAACATACAGGTCCAGAGTAACGCCGACGCTGCCTACGATACGGCCATGAGCGACGCGGTCACTGGAGGGTTTGGGTATTTTATCATCGATGTAGACTATGCGTATAACGACACGTTCGAGCAGGATATTTTAATCAAGAGGATTGCCAATCCGTTCACGATACACGGCGATCCAAGAAGCACGGCGATAGACAGCAGCGACTGGAATATAGGGTTTGTCAGTGACATGATGAGCCATGCAGAGTTCGAGCGGGAGTTCCCCAAGGCCGAGAAGGTGGACTGGGACGCCGACTTTGAATCAGAGAAAGACTTTGACTGGATAACGGAGGAATCGGTAAGGGTTGCAGACTACTGGAAAAGGGTAGAGGAAGACCGGCCTATCGTTCTCCTGAGTAACGGCGAGGTAATAGACGAAGAGGTCTATGAAGAACAGAAAGACTGGTTTGATGTCCAGCAGGCATTCGTAGAGAATACGCGGACGGTCAAGTCATGGAAGGTCAGGAGATATACTTTAAGCGGTCAGGAAGTATTAGAAGAAATTGACTGGCCGGGGATGTATATTCCCATTATCCCGGTATACGGAGAGGAAAGCTGGGTCGAGGGAAAGAGACACTTTAAATCCCTTATCAGGGACGCGAAGGACCCTCAGAGGATTTATAACTACTGGAGGACGGCCTCGACCGAGTTAGTAGCCCTGGCTCCCAAGGCTCCTTTCATTGGGCCTGTTGGTGCATTCGATGAGGACGGGGACAAATGGGCAACGGCCAATACCGACTCACATCCTTATTTACAATACGACGGACAGGTAGCGCCGCAGAGACAGTCATTCGCAGGGCCACCAGCGGGAGCTCTACAGGAAGCCCTCAACGCTTCAGACGATATGAAATCCGTGGTCGGGATGTTCGATGCCTCTTTAGGCGCGAGGTCGAATGAGCAGTCAGGACGTGCGATTTTAGCGAGACAGAGGGAAAGCGATGTCTCGACATTTCACTTTATCGACAATCTCAACAAGGCGATTCAACACGCCGGGAAGATCATCCTCGACTTGATTCCTCATGTTTATTCGGGCGAGAGAGTGGTCAGGGTTCTGGGTGAAGACGACAAGCCTGAGAACGTCCAGGTCAATCAGCAAATCCCCATGATGCAGGACGGCCAGCCTGTCATGGATGAAATGGGTCAACCGAAGGCCAGAATATACGATCTGACGAAGGGCAAGTATGATCTTGTGGTGAGAAGCGGGCCTAGCTTTACGACAAGACGCGAGGAAGCCGCTACTCAAATGATGGAACTTCTCAGGGTATATCCGGACGCCGCTCCTATAATCGGAGATATATTCGCCAAGAACCTCGACTGGCCTGGAGCTGATGAGATAGCCAAGAGACTGGAGAAACTAACCCAAGGTCAGCCTGAAGACCCGGAGAAAGCCGCTTTGGCAGCGCAGTTGCAGATGGCCGTGGATAGAATACGGCAGCTTGAAGGCGACCAACAGGTAGACGCCGCCAAGGTACAGATTGACAGACAGAAGCTCGACCTCGACAGGCAGAAGGTGGGCATAGATCAATTCGAGGCTGAGACCGACAGAATGGAAGCCCAGGCTGAGATACAGAAAGATTTAGCACAGGCGCAGAGTTACGGGCCTGTCATTAATTACCCCTTCCGGGGGTAAATCGACCAGCCCTACGGGGAGTCGGAGGTACACCGACCAGCCCCAAAGGAAGTCGAAACCACAACCCATGAGGTAAATTATGGCTGACGAACAACCCGATGAGGGAATCGTTGAAGGGGACGAGAACGAACCCCAAGAGGTAGAGACCGAAGAAGAAATCGAGGAAGCTGCCAAACAGGAACCGACAGAAGAGGATGAGGAGGACTCGGAAGAGCAAACCGAACCGTCCCCTGAATCGACGACTGTAGAATACGAGGGGCAAGAGTATAACATCCCCCCTGAATTAAAAGAGATGTTTTATCGACATAAGGATTATACGACCAAGACTCAGGAGATGGCGGAACAGCGGAAGGGTCTGGAAACCGACAAACAACGGTTCCAGGAAGCCATTCAGTTGCAAGCCGCCCATACTGAGGCTTACACCCAGCTAGGCATACTTGACCAGCAACTAGCTCAATACAATGAGGTAGACTGGAATACATGGGCCTCCCAAGACCCTAATGCCGCGCAACAAGCGCAGATACAGATGGGTGCGTTACGGGAACAACGAACACAAGCTCAGGGGAAACTGCAATCTCTACACACCGAAACTCAACAGCAGATGCACACCGAGACAGCAAAAGTTGTTGAGCAAAATCGTGCCAGGATAGAGAGGTCAGTCCCTAACTGGAGTTCGGAAACCGAAAAGGCTGTTTTTGACTTTGGGATTCAAAGCGGCCTGTCCGAGAGTCAACTGGCCGGGACGAACTACGATCCCATCTTGATAGGGATCTTAAATAAGGCCCGACTATTTGACGAACTTCAACAGAAGCAGACCGGCAAGAAACCCAAAAAGTCTGAACCTGTCCCGCAAGCCACGAGGGTAAAACCCAAGAGGACTGCCCCGAAGGGCCTGCATGACGGTTTAAGTATGGACGAATGGGTGAAACGTCGGAACGCTCAAGTAGCTAAACGAGGTTAATATGGCTAATACAACTTTAACTCCGACAGCGGTTACGAGGGAAGCCCTTCGTATACTGCACCAGAAGTTGAACTTTGTAGGCACGATCAACCGTTCCTATGATTCATCTTTTGGTAAAAGCGGTGCAAAGATTGGCGACAGTCTGAAGATCAGGCTTCCCAATCAATACACCGTAAGATCCGGGGCGGCACTCTCTTCACAAGACGTCGTGGAGTCGAGCGTGACCCTTCAGGTCGCGACCCAGAAGGGCGTCGATACCACATGGACAAGTGACGATTTGTCACTGGATATAGACGACTTCGGTTCGAGAATATTAGAACCGGCAATGTCAGTCCTGGCGGCGAACATCGAATCCGACGCCATGTCCATGTACAAGGATGTCTATAATCATGTTACGGACGTTGGCGCGACAATTACGTCAAGCGATGTGATGACGGCGTCCAAGGTGCTGACGGATAATCTGGCACCATACGACAACCGTTGCTTAAACCTGTCGACTCAGGACAACCTTGACTTGGTTGAAGCCCTAAAAGGTCTCTATAACGACCGGACTAATGTAGGCAAAAACTACAAGGAAGGCCGTGTTGCTTCTAACACATTCGGGTTCTCCGAAATTATGGAAAACTCCATGTGGCCGCAGCATACATCGGGTAAAACTATCCATTAGATTGCCCCCTTGCCGTGCAAGCGGTGAGTGCAAATTCTGTGAATTGCTGGAAAGCTAAGTTAGGAATAATAAGCCAATCAGCAGCCAAGTCTGGCAGTAATGTCAGGAAGGTTCAGAGACTAGGCCAAGGAATCCTCGCAAGAGGATGGTAAAGGCCCAAGAGCGCAGAACATTCCTTTGGGATGATGATATAGTCCGATACTCCGATGAAAATCGGAGACAGTAATTAAAAAAGCTGTGTAACAATTGACTGACGATGGTACAGGCGACTATCTGGTGAATGATGCTGGCACGATAGCCGAGGGATCGACTTCGATCACTACGGATACCGGCGCTGGAACGTACCTGATAGGCGATATTTTCTACTTCGCTTCCGTGTACGCGGTTCATCCTGAGACGAAGGCAACACTCACGAAGTTGAAAGAGTTTACCGTTACGGCGAACTCCGGGACTTCTGCAACTACGATCAGTTTCTCTCCTGCGCTTTATAGTTCAGGTGCGAAACAGAATGTCAGTGCGATGCCTGCCAATAATGCCGCCTTGCATAAAAACGAAAGCGACCAGTCTACTGATATAGCTGCAAGCGCCGATTACGGTGTGAGCCTCGCTTATCACAAGGACGCTTTCTGCTTTGCAACGGCTGACTTGATCATGCCTCAGGGCGTTGATTTCTCGGCACGGGAAGTTATGGACGGTATCTCAATGAGAATTGTACGGGATTACAGTATTTCAGCAGATACGTTCCCGACAAGGATCGACGTTCTCTACGGGTATAAAACCATCAGGCCAGAAATAGCCTGTCGTATCCAGATGAACTAAACCACAGGGAGGGCTTCGGCCCTCCCCTTCTTCAGGAGATAAACATGCCAAAGTGGATGTATAAAAAGGACAAGGGCGAAATCGTTTCCAAGCTCTTCCAGGATGGCGACGATATTCCGAAAGAGTGGAAAGAAAGCCCTGGCGAAGCTGAAAAGAAACCCAAGAAGAAATAGATGGCTTTAACGAATTTTGCGACCTTAAAAACCGCAATAGCTTCGGAGTTCTCACGCTCCGATACGGGGTTCACCAATGCTGTGCCTGATTATGTTCTGAGGGCGGAAGCGGTTCTGAACAGGCGTTTGAGAACGCACCAGATGCGGGCGACGGCGACGGTTACTATTTCCTCATCGGCAAGCACTGCCTCCCTGCCTACGGGATTTCTATCGGATATTGGATTGCACTACACGTCCGACCTGAGTCAGCTAACCCCTGCGACAGACGCCGATCTGGTCTACTGGGGCGCAACGGATTCAGGCCAGCCCCGGCTCTACAGGGTTGGAGCGACGGTGTACGAGTTTGATAGACCAGCGGACCAGGCCTATTCAACGAAGGCCGTTTATTTCAAGGCGAATAATTTAACGTCCGACGCCACCAACTGGCTGATGACCAATTACCCCGATGCGTACCTTTATGCGGCGTGTTTCGAGGCTGCGGCGGCAAGACAGGCCAAGGATCGAATGGCAATATATAAACCTCTAAGGGACGAGATTATCGAGGAAATTAACCGTCTTAATTCCAAGACCCAGGGTCGTGTAAGAATGCGGCACGATTCGAGCCTTGCAAGGGGGAACCAGTTTAACGTCAACACCGGCGGTTATCTATGATTGTATTCGGGGAGTTCGCTCCCGACCAGCCAGCCCTGGATTCGGGCGGTCAGTTCAGTACGGTTGCCAAGAACGTCATCCCAAGGACGAAACACTCCTATGCTCCCCTTGGAACATTGGCGGCATTGACAAATGCCCTTGATAACAACTGTCAGGGTGCGGCGGCGTTCAGGGATTCAACTGGTGCGGTTAATTCATTCGCAGGGGATACGAGTAAGCTCTATAAACTTTCCCAGACAACCTATTCGGACGTTACGGGCTCGACCACTCCCTCTGTTGCAGACGACGATACATGGCAATTCGCGAAGTTCGGCGAGAGAATTATAGCGGTCAGCGGCCACGCCACGAATACCCAGAGCTATGTAATGAACAGTTCGAGTACCTTTGCCGATCTGGACTCCGACGCCCCAAGGGCGAGACACATAGCCCAGATTAAAGACTTTATAATGCTGGGGAACACTTATACCTCAGCGGACGACGCTGTGGCGAACAGGGTCCACTGGTCAGCGATAAACGACCCCACGGACTGGCCTACCATTGGAAGCGCGGACGCAGCGAGTAAACAGAGTGACAGACAAGACCTCCCTTCGGGAGGATGGATTCAGGCAATCACGGGAGCTGTAGGTGGTACGGACGGAGTTATATTCATGGACGACGCGGTGTATCGTGTTATTTATTCAGGTCCGCCAACGGTCTTTGAATTCTATGAGGTTGAAAGAGCCAGGGGGACGATAGCTCCGAGGAGCGTGGTCAATATAGGGGATTCGTGTTTCTATCTCAGCCGCGACGGGTTCTTCCAGTTTAACGGGCAGGATTCTATCCCGATAGGGGACCAGAAGGTAGACAAGACATTCTTTTCAAGATACACGCAGGATTACCCTCATTTAGTATGGGGCGCAAGCGATCCAATTAATAAGGTCGTGATGTGGACCTACCCCTCCGCCTCGACTTCAAACGCGACAAAGGCGCTCATATTTAACTGGAGTCTCAATGAATGGTCTGAGGCGGAGTTTAATTCCCAGGTGTTATTTACCGACCTGACCCAGGGATATACTTTAGAAGGTCTGGACGATGTCGAAAGCCAACTGGACGACCTTCCCTATAGTCTGGATTCGAGGATCTGGACGGGGGGCAAGGAAGTCCTCGCAGTTTTTGACACGGATAAGAAAAACGCCACATTCTCAGGGGTGAACCTTGCGGCGGTGATTGAATCACAGGAGATAGGCGGGGGCGAGAGGGTTCTGATCGACGGTATCAGACCTTATGTGGATGTCAGTAATACGGCGCACCTTACCGTTGCCTTAAAGACACGCGACGACGTAGGCGCTTCCATAACGACGGGGACGGCTTCGGGTATAGACGCAGATGGTCAGGCTCATTTCACCACGTCCTCGAGATATGCAAGGGCGCAGGTCAATATAGCCGCCAGTGCGACGTGGACTCACGCCCAGGGAGTAGATGCAGATATAACCGCTGACGGAACGGCGTAATGGCTGACTATTTCACAAGAATCCCCGGCCCTCTGGAGGTTATGCGGAGGCTGGGGTTAAACGTCCCTTCGGGCCAGCAACTGGGAAAGTTTTCTACGGCTGTTCCTGAGTTTGTAGGCCCACAGGCTGACGTTGCGGGTATGGTCAGGGATGCGGGCCAGGTTATGCCCAACATACAGTCTGGAGACTACGGGCAGGCATTAGCGAACCTCGGTATGGCTGCGGCGGCTATCCCGTTTATGGCAATTCCGGGGACGGTATCACAGGTCAAGAAGTTATTTCCTGGCCCTAAAATGACACGTCAAGAATTTAAAGACGTTTTCTTGAGTCGTAGTAAAGACCGCCAGAAATGGGGTGCGGAAAGAAAAGAAAGAATCAATGATTTGCGAGATCAGGTAAAAGAAGTCCAGAAATACCGGGGGCATTCTCTCTCATGGCAGGGGCCACCTAAACGAACCTGGGAGCCTTCTCGTAAAGTGGAATTAGAAGATGTTTTGGTAACTCGCTCACGAAATCGGCCTTATGAAGCTGATAAATTAAGGTCGGCCCGTCCATATTTAGCATTAGACAAAGGGAATTTTTGGGGTAAACGTTTTAGAAAAGAGGTTTCTGATAAAGCGGGAAACATTGATATTTATGGTCGGCAGGGAGTAGCAGAGGCCATAAACAGGGCAAATATGGAAGCTGTTCCGCGCATTTTGAAAAAGGAAGGTTGGACACTTCGCCACGGGTCCAAGGGCCGTTCTGGGCGGAAATCCAGTCGGTATCTTGTTTCCCCTGACAAGGATTATGAATTGCGACTTTCTGACCATTATCTGCCTGACACGATGGAACGGGCACATAGTCGCAGTCAATACGGGACCAGATGGGACGATGAAATTGTTTTGGGAGGCACGGAATCGCCTGATCATATAATTGATAATATAAAGAAATTATATTTAGAAACGAAATGAGTGAATTTCCCGGCATTACAGCTTCAACGGCCAGTACAGGGTTATTCCTGAGGGACGCCCTTGAATGGTCACGCCGTGTCATGCAGGGGAAACTGAACAATACCGCCCTCTGGACTCTGGCGGCGGATGCGGGAACCACGACATTCACGGACGACAGGATAGGACTGGAGACAGCCTTACACTGGAGTCCAACTACGGTAAACGCCGCTGCAATAGTGGCGAGCATGTACGTTTCGGAAACAAGCAGAAAGAATGGTGAAGTGACAATCTCACATACCAATAATTCCAACACGGACAAGATATTCAGGATCACGTTTCATGGCTGAGCCTCTTCCACATCGACTCCCCGCAGGCGGTCTGCTTCCAGGGCGGTATAGTTATTTTTCGGCACCACCTTGGTTTATGGACACCGATGACCAACGCCGTGGCGGCACCGGCGCGTATTTTGAACTTGATCATTCTATCTATGATAATCCTGGAGGATGGGCCGCTTCTACTTTTGCCCCGGATGTAAGGGATTTTATTGAAACGGAAAACAGGAATGTTTCCTTTGCTCCTTATTCGGATCACCCTACAACAGTGACCGCGAGAAATCTGCCAGTTGGGGCTTTTGGCAGGGGAAAAGACAGCACCTATGGTGAGATAATACAGACCCCAGATGTGGCATATTTTACACAGTCAAGACCTGAGCTACCATCACCAGTAGCAGAAGACAAGCCCCTGGTATCAGGTGAGCAAAGGTCTACTTTCCCCATACCGACAACCCAATGGTTTAACCCAGATACAGAGGAGGTTGTAGACATAGGACAAGGGGGACCGCAGTATTTCAGCGGCTTATCTACAGCCAGGCCAAAGCCGGAAGGCTTCCTTGGCAAGGTGGGCGATTTCTTCACCAGACCAGGCAGAGATATAAGAGATATGACCCAGGTTCCTGTTATGGGTTCCGGTGTGGCAGCGGCAGCGAGGGGCATTCTTCCGTTTGCCATACCTGGCGCGGGGTTACTGAGTTTAATTGCCGGGGCGTTAGGCGGAGGTGATGAGACGCCGTTTCAGTACGAAGGCAAACAGGTGACTGATATTGGAATCGGACCAAACCAGACCTGGCTTGGCGCAGCCGACAGATACGGAAAAGACGGAAGATTTATCGAGGGCGCAAAGGGCGGCGGATATTATATGTACAACGACAAAATAGACATGAGCAAGCTGGGCGGCGGACGTGAAAAGGATGACAGGGGAAATATTATCGGACGCGATATAACCGTTCATACTGATGAGGGTCCGATAGCTGCGACTTACAGGGTAGACGACACGGGCGCCGCGTCAATTACAAGTGAGGGATTCGGCGCACCCGGCGTGGACTACGGTGATATTTACTATGGCGGGGCTGATTACGAGGGACTTGATACTGGATCAGACGAGCAGTGGGACGCCTATTGGGGGGATTGGTAATAACGCAACTCTGGGGAGTTACGGGGTCGGAGATAGACGACGTTTGGCCCAGTGTCGAACCTTTTATCC